CAATACATCAACATGCCCTATTTTCTCGCGGAACACGACCGTCCAGTCTTAGTTTACACTTTCCAACCTTCAGCAGTGTCCAGGGTGGCCCCGAATTATTCTTACACCTTTGATGCTAATGATAGTGTTGATTATGTGGTGACTGGCGGTGGAACGTATAAACACTCAGTGTGGAACTATAGTAGTGACCATTTCTCAATTATGGCTTTTAGAGGAGATATCCTCATTAAAACTGCAGCCTATTTTGTTGATCGATGTGCCACTTCCTTAGACCATGAAATCATTATGTTGTCCCCTGCTGGTTCTTGGACCGGTTTTGGGTCACTCCTTTATTATCTCATGATTAGCGGAAACTACTTAAACCGACTCCGCGTGGCACAACCGGGAGGATTCCTCCGACTGATTGTCAAGTCAGCCGAAGGAGTTAAAATCTCTACGGGCCGCGTTGGTCAGTTTTTGTCTGCTTCCGTTCCTATTGTTGACGACGAGGGTCTTGCTGCCCTGGCGCGAACTTCGAAGTATCCACTTCATTTGCCCCAAGTCACTTCACTCGTCAAGGGAGAAAAACTTGATTCATTGCCTTTGTTAGATTACCACTTAGCCAAGCAAGGTTCTAAGCCAGACCAAGTATGTCCAGTGCCTGAAGCCGTGCGCAGCTATCAATTTGCACCTGAAAATTATGACCCGAGCGCCAAACCCTCCGTCACTGCTTACATGCAACCTCTTATGCATGGGGCATTCGCACCTTCTAGGTGCGTAAATAATGAGGAGGAATGTATACGCGCAAGGGTTATTCAACCTCGACCACCTATTATTAAACTCCACCCATTTCTTTTAAAAGCCATGAAGGAGTTTGTCGAGTTGTTGATCCCAACCCCTCATCAGCTCAGTCCAACTGACTATGATGAGGTCCTTGACCGGCAACCACGCCCCACACAAAGGCGTTTGTTCTGGGCAAGTGCTGGGCTGGCGCCTAAGCGCGTCATTCAGATGTTTATGAAATCTGAGTGTTATCAGGACGTAAAACCTTCACGACCGATAAGTATGGTCAACGCTGTTGATAAGAGAGAATACTCCAAGTTCATTTACGCGTTGGAATCTGTACTTAAGGACCAAAAGTGGTATGCTTTTGGCCACAATCCTAGGGAGATCGCTCAGCGAGTTGCTGAGGTCCTGCAAGGGGCTAGTATGGCTACGCCTACCGATTTCTCGAAGTATGACGGTCATGGAAGTAATGTAATGAGAATCTTTGAACGAATGGTACTCACCCGTGCCTTTCAGGAAGTTTACCACGAGCAGATTTTGGACCTACATCAGAGTCAATTCTGTCTCGATGCCTATGGAGCGTTTCAAACCTGGTATCAAACCGAGTTTTCACGATGCTCCGGCTCACCCGAAACGTCAGTCTTTAACACTTTGTTTAACGCTTTTATTGCGTTTTTGGCTAGACGTATAACTCGGGTTGATGGTCAACATACCTCACCCGCTGAGAGCTTTAGTAAGTTAGGAATATATGGTGGTGACGACGGCTTAACCGCTGACATAAACCCCAAAATGTATTCCTTGGCTGCCAAGCGGGTTGGCCAAGATCTAACCATCAAAGTGGTCAAACGTGGGGAGTTTGGAATTCAATTCCTAGCCCGCGTTTATTCTGCTGATGTTTGGAACGGTGATGAGACGAACTGTTGCGATTTGCCTCGCCAGTTAGCGAAATTCCATTGTACGGTAACTTTACCTACTAATGTGACTCCTTTGGAAAAGTTGCGTGAAAAGGTGCGCTCCTTTGCTCTTAGTGATCCCCATACGCCGATTATGGGTGACTTCGCCAAAAAGTTCTTAGAAGTGAGTGGAGACATCAAAATTGAGCGTCAGTCCAAGACTTTGCCTATGGAATCGTGGTTGTCCAAGTTCAATATGGACATC